ACATTGTTCCAGACGGATTGTCGGAACAGCTTCTTGCTCTTACCTACGAGATAGATAACGGCAGCAACACATTCCCCAGCGGACATGTATGTTACGCTTGGATTTTATATCTCGGTGTAAGGTGCTCAGAGAAAGCGAAAGAAGTGTTCGGCTTGCGAAATTTGTTTCTTCTTTGGGCTATCGGAGTTACATTGTCTACCTTAACTCTCAAGGTTCACTATGTAGTTGATGTACTAGGCGGCTTTGTTCTGGCTTTTATGGCTTTCTATTCTGTAAGGTATTTATTTAACAAGTTTAATACTTATAGTAATGAAGAAAGTAATACTTGACAACGACCTTTTGTCTTTACCTTGCGAAGCGGTTTCTCTTGAAGAAGGAGAGGAGATCGCCACTACTTTAATCGCGTCTTTACCAAAAGATGCTGTGGGCATCGCTGCTAATCAAATAGGTATTCAGAAAAGAGTTTGTCTTATTGCTGCGCCAACTCCAGTGGTGCTTATTAATCCCAAGATTGTGAAAGCCCAAGGTTCAACAAAGTTCTTAGAGGGATGCTTATCATTTCCAGAGTATAGCGTGTTTACTGAGCGCTTTACATCTGTTACAGTTATAGCAGATAATCACGAACAACCTCTTAACTTTAATGAAGAAAATCTGTTAGAATGTATCTGCGTTCAACACGAAATTGACCATTTAAATGGCATTACAATGTTTGATAGGCAATACAAAAAATAGAAACTATTTATATAGATGAAGAAACTTCTTGAAAACTGGAATAAATTTGTTGTAGAACAAAAAGAAATGCCTTGTCCTGCTCCAACGCAAGACCTTGAACTCAACACAGAGAACCGAGATGCTGCTATTCAAGCAGAACACATTCAATACGGACCACTTAATGTTGATGAACCAGGGGACTACTGGGAAGACATAGCAGAGTATTGGAATACAACAGAAGAAGCCGCACAGAAATCTCTTTGTGGAAACTGCGTAGCTTTTGACATTTCTCCAAGAATGGATGAGTGTATGCCAGGTGAAGTTTCAGACAAAGACGGTCGCCTTGGTTACTGCTGGATGCACCACTTTAAATGTCACTCTGCTCGGTCTTGTAGAACTTGGGCGAAAGGCGGTCCTATCACTGAAGACAAAGTGTCTTACGACTGGCAAGAGAGGAGCCAGAGCAGTATGAAAAATTTACAAGAATCGCAAATCAAAAAACTTGAAGACGCAGCTATTAAAGCTGCCTTGGATGGTAAAAATGACCCCAGGGCAATCCAAGCGCTAACTAAGATGTCCAAGATGGGTAAGTATAATATGGCAGCATTAAAGAAAAAAATTAAAGATGCCAAAGCTCGCACCAACGAAGAACTGGAAGCGACCATCGATGAGAAAAAGAAGAAAAAGAAGAAGAAAGACGATCGCTGCACTCGCATCGCAAAAAGAAAGTATGATGTTTGGCCATCTGCTTACGCTTCCGGCGCTGTTGTAAGGTGCAGAAGAGGCAAGATCTGGAAAGGCGTCAAAGAAGATATTGAAAAGATTGTCCGCGAAGAAGTAGAAGCATTCCTCGCAGAAAGCGGCAAGTGCCAGAAAGGCTACAAGACACACCCTACTCAGAAAACAAAAGAAATGTATGGAAAGACATACAGAAACTGCATTAAAGCAGAAGAAAAAGAACTTACTGAAGCAGAGCTAGAAGAAAAAAAAAAGAAAAAGAAAGCTAAAACCGATTACTCAAAAGAAAAAAAGTCTGGTCTCCACGGATGGTTTTCTCGCCAAGGAGGCAAAGGCAAATCAAAAGGCTGGGTTGACTGCAACACTTGCCGCACCGACAAGAAAACAGGAAGAAAGACTTGCAAATCTTGCGGAAGAAAGAAAGGTGAGAAGAGAGCAAAGTATCCTTCCTGCCGACCAACACCATCTGCCTGCGGAACAAAAGGCAAAGGAAAAAAATGGGGCAAAAGAAAATGAAAATCACACAAGAAAAACTAATGGAAATCATTAAAGAAGAAGTGGAGCAGTGCGTATACAATCACATTACCGAAGCTACCTATGACGATGGAACCGTCGCAGAAGATGTGGAGTTTTGGGACGATGTACTTGAAGAAGCAGAATACCGAGGTCGCAAAGTTACTCTAAACAAGCCCACAAGGGGCGATGTAAAGAAGTTCAAGGTATATGTCAAAGACCCAAAGACAGGAAACGTTAAGAAGGTGAACTTTGGAGATCCTAACATGAGGATTAAAAAGTCTAACCCTAAGCGCCGTAAGTCCTTCAGGGCTCGTCACAACTGCGATAACCCTGGACCAAAGACAAAAGCACGCTATTGGTCCTGTAAAAAGTGGTAAATGAAATGCATCACTAGTTATTAGTGTATGTTTGTTTTTCAACGTTTAATATTTACCGCCCTTGCTCTCTTTATTATCATGTCTTGCGGGACATCCTCTTGGCAACCAACAGCCATTCACCATCCAGAGGCAGATGGCATACAATCTACAACACCAGTTGAAGGCGAATACATTGTAATGCTATACAGCACCGACTGGTGCTACTGGTGCAAAGTCGCAAAGAAGTGGATGAAGAAAGAAAAGATAAAGTTCTTAGAAAGAGGTTACGACGACCCTTTCCATAAAAAAAAAGTAAAGGAATACGCAAAGATAATAGGCTACGAAGGGAACTTGGATTCTGTGCCTATCTTTGTGATTGGACCGAAAATAATTGTTGGCTACAACCCTGAACAAATCTTATGTGAGATTGGAAGAGAGAAGTGTAAAACATCCAGGTTTTCATCTTGGGAAACTCCTTTGAGGAAAAAATAAACTACTTATATAGATGGGCGATTCAATGAAAAAATGGCGTGAGTTCTTGAAAGAAGAAGAGCTTGAAGAAAAGACACGAGCAGAAAAGGAAGGTGTACCGCTACCTTCCACAACCGAAGCACTAGAGAAGTATGTCGCAGACGATTTTAAAGCCCCTGAATACTTCATGCAGTTCAGCGACATAAATAAACTAGGCATTAATCCAAGCTCAAAATACAACACTCCTCTTGGTATTTATTCTTATCCAATAACCAAGCAGATTTTCCGCCTCTTTACCAAAGGCAAGCTTCCTTTCGCACAGGACAGAAAATACATTATTGTTTTTAAGCCAAAGGAAGACAAGAACGTTATTATCTCTCTTGGGAAAAAAAATAACGGCGGCATAGATGACGAAACTTATAAAGCAGCCTTGGACGATCTTGTTCCAGAGCTAAACAAAGCCAATAAATGGATTGACGATTCCGATCTTTCGGCAGATGAGTGGGATGCGGAGGCTAGCGGAGACAGCAACAATACAGGTTACGGAAAGGCTAGAAGCACTACAAACTTAGGAAAGCTCTGGTATTTTACTTACTTGATACGAAATGACTCTAAAGCCTGGAGAACTCTTCTTCAAAACAAGTTAGGTATTGACGGGGTTGTTGATGCCGCAGGCGAAGGTTTTATCCATCCATCTGAAAGAATACAAGGCGTATTCTTTTCTAAAGATGTTATTGAACAAGTAGAGACCATACGAAACACTGAAACACCAGAAGCAATCAATAGACGCGAAGCCTACAAGTTTAAGTCTGAGGTAAACCGCTGGTTATACGAAACTTATAACAAGTATTTTGGTAGAGATCCCGATAAGCAGTTTGTAATGGGCTTTAATAATAACTTAATCAGAGCTTATCAGAAAGGTGTTTCTGGACTGCCCCAGAGCATTAATGACGTTCCAAAGTTTACTCGCTGGGCGCTAGACCTTCCTTACGATAAGGCTATTTTTATGCCAGGAGAAGAAGAGGAAGCCGAAAAACTAAAAGACAAAGCCTTGCGGCACATACTTACCCCTATTGCTGACCGCTATGTAACCGAAGAATGGCGAAGAAGATTTCAGAAGCCCTACAAAGACCTGGAAGATTCTCTTTCTCTTGACAGGCTCAACAATGCCGACCGATTAAACGAACTTAGTCAAGTAAAAAACGAAGCCCTTGACTTTACTTATGAAATAGTTGATGATTTTGACGAAGGAAAGATTACCCTACCAGAACTCGTCCGCAACACTGATCGTTTCGTCGGTTTTTATGTCGAAGCAATAGAAGTAATCAAGAATACTACTTGAAAAACCCTGTTGGATGTTTATAATATTAAGTAAGCAAAGGAGATAAAATGCTTGCTGATGTCGTTATTGGTCTTCAACACGGAGACGAAGCAAAAGGAAAGGTAACCCACCATCTATGTAAGAGTGGAGAATATACACACGTATTGAGATTCAATGGAGGTTGTAATGCAGGTCATACAATTTATCACGAGGGAAGAAAATTTATTACCCATCACATTCCTGCTGGCGTCTTTTATGGTATCAAATCTGTAATAGGCTCAGGTTGTGTGATAAATAAAGAGCAGTTCTTTAAAGAGATTGGTGAGCTTGAAGAAGGCGGCGTCAATACAAAAGGACTTATCTTTATTGCCGAAAACACACACGTCATTACCGACGCTCACCTAGAAGAAGACGGTAAAGACACCAAGATTGGAACAACAAAGCGGGGCAACGGTCCTGCTTACCGAGACAAATATAACCGAGATGGGTTACTAGCAAAAGACGACCCAGACTTGGCTGAATACACACTAAACTTATACGAAGAGTTTCACGAGTATGAAGAAGTTAAAATATTATGTGAAGGAGCCCAAGGGTTTGAGTTGGATATTGACTGGGGAGATTATCCTTTTGTTACTTCTAGTCATTGCACAACGGCTGGTGCTCTACTAAACGCAATCCCTCCCAGTTGGATTAGAAATGTCTGGGGAGTAGGCAAAATCTACGAGACCTATGTGGGAGCCAAGAAATTTGAGCCAGAGCAGGAAGTATTTAGCCAAATGCGCGATCTTGGAGAAGAATACGGTGCAACTACCGGACGACCAAGACAATGCAACTGGCTGGACGTTGCTCGCCTGATACGGGCAATCAAAGTAAACGATGTTACACACGTAGTTCTTAATAAAATGGACATCTTACGCCAACTTGACACCTGGAAGATTATTTTAGGTGATGAAACCATAAACCTTGGGAACGAAGACCAAGCACGACTAGTTATTACTAGAGCGCTTGAACTTGGTGTTCCACACGATGTAAAAGTGTTCTTTTCAGATCAAAAAGACAAGATTTAAGGATAAAAAATGGCAAAGACTAAAAGCACAACCCGAACACTTACTTCTGCTCCAAAGAAAACAAGACAAGGTAACAGTAAGTACACAAAGAACGGGCATAAAGGTGGAGGAGCAAAAGGCTCAACCACCTCCAAGTGTTATAAGAAAAAGTATCGCGGACAAGGAAAGTAAATGGGACTAAGAACTGTTGGCTTCGGTAACATTCTTGATGAAATCAAGAGAGCCGAAGAAGCAATATGGAAGCCTACCTTCGCCACTGTTATTGAGTGCGAGAAGTGTGAAACAAAACTTTACTATCACGACATAACAGATAAAAAAGAAGTAAAGCCCACCAGTTGTGAATGTGGAGCAATCAAGATTGAGCCTGTCGAGGCTACTCTCTGTCGCTACAATCATTTTATTGGTGTAAAGCCTAATGGAGTAGAACCAAAAATCTACGAGATACCTTTTGAAGAATATTTGAAAACCAAAGATAGTTAAAGAAAGGGGCAAAGATAAATGTCTGAAAAGAAAGAAGATTTATCTATTCTCCTTAACAAAGCAAAAGAAAGAATTTATAATTTAAAAAAACATGGAAACGCTTTTGTCGTTGACTGGTCGTTTGTTGAGATTGTAGAAGAAATAATCTCTCACCTTGACCAAGAAGAACAATAGACAAATCACCTTCAGTCTCGTAAAGACCTCCCTTTGTTATACTATTTTCCCTTGTTTGTCGTTACGAGACTGAAGGATTTTTACAAAGTCACAATAAGTAGTTTACTACTTTGTAGAGAAAGGAAAATTTTTCATGAGAGTACACGTTCCAACAAGGAGCAACAAACTTTTGGACAAGGCAATCGCAGACTTATACTTGCTTAAAGAGTCTGTAGACCACGATAAGCCAGAAGTCTTAAAAGAAAGAATAAATAAAATAAGAAAAACTCTTATAAAATTCAAAGAAAATAATAGTTAGGACTGAAAATGGATATAACCATCGTCATTTATGAGAATAACGAGGGGATGAATGTATTCCCTTGTAAAAATAAAGAAGTAGCAGAGGCATTTGCCCTGGCTATTGTTCAGGATAAAAGAAACCAACATAACATTTCAAAGAAAATGTCTGATAAACAAGTCCTAGACAACTGGGATACTCTAACAGGCGAAACTATTTTCATACAAGACGTAGAAGTTATAGAATAGGAGTTAAAAAAGTGGATAGCCAAGTTGAAACCTTTGCTAAAAAGATTACAGAAGCAACCTCTAACACAGAAGTTTTAGAACTTTGGAGCGATTTTGGTAACGCAAACTCGACAGAAGAGATTGTAGAGCTTTACAAGAAAGTCGCTGAAAAAATCTTTAATGCTGTAAAAGAAGTTGTTGAATAATCTCTTTTCGTGTTTACAATATTATTGTAACAAACTTTTGGAGAGAGTTATGAATGCTACAAAAATCCAAGAAATGTTTGATTTTCTTTCCACCAAGCAACTTATCGGGTGGGATAAGAACTTCGTTGAATCAGTAACAGATTGGTTTGAGCGTCATGAAATGCTTTCAGAGCGTCAATGGGCACTTCTTTGTAAAATCAAAGACAAGTTCAGCCCAGAAGCAGTAAAGCAACGAGAAGAGTGGGCAAAAGAATACCAAGAAAAGCACGTTACTGATGCTAAGGTTGTAGCTTCTTACTACTTGCCAACAGGATACTTTACTGCCCTTGCTCGTGACATTCTGTTTGAACCAGAGTTTGTCCCCTCCAAGCGTCAGTGGGAGAAGCTCGCAGAAAACAAGTATGCCCAAAAGGTTTTGGAGAACTTCCACAAAGAAGCTGAATATGAAGTTGGCGACCTTGTATGCTTTCGTGAGACAAGTGACTTCCGCATCTTAAAGCGACGACAAAGCCTTACTTCTAACGCAGCCGTAGTGGTTGAGTATCTTAATGAGATTACTTCACACGCCAAAGGAGCGAAGGCTTTGATGGTTCTTCCAGTAGGAGCAACCAAGCCAGTTAAAACAGAAGAGCGTTACCTTAAAAAGTTCCGCAAGCAAAAGAAAAATGATTGAAACCTATACGATGCCTAACACTATCTTTTATCTTCCAAAGAGAATAACTGAAAGATACACAAAGGTCCATCGTATAGAGAAACTAATAGAGCAAGAAGATTTTGTTGAAGAAAGAAGAAAGCACAACAACAAACTGATAGAAAAGTATTTGAAGTATGAGTAAGAAAGATCCACAATTTTACGATGTAAAACACATCATTGAAACAAACAGAGAGAACAGCCATTATTTCTTTAATGAATCTACCATTGAATATATGGGAATAAAGTTCTATCCACACGTCTTTCATCATTGCTACTTTATTTCGTCAGAGATGTATCCTCACCAATCACCAGATGCCGTAGAAAAATACACTATTCGACGAGCAGACAAAGAAGGTTCAGTAACTTCCGTAGGTATTGTTGGTAGGTTTGATTCACTCCAAGAAGCCTTGGACAACATTGAAGAAATAATCGCAGAAGATAAAAAAGAAAGAGGTGTTGAATAATGAAGCTTTATTTGCTAGAACAAGACGAAAACCATAGCGACGGCGCTATTATGTCCTGTGTTGTGGTGGCTGATTCAGAAGAACAAGCCCAGCAGGTCCATCCTTTTACTGACTGGGATAGAGTTGAG